AAAATAACATAAAGTGATGTATATTTCAAGAAAACAATTGACATACATCAAATAATGGATGATGAATGGACAGATGCAATCTGCGAAGCACTAAAAAAATACGAACAACAATAAGAATACCACAAAACACAGGACAAAAAAAGTCTTGTGTTTTTTTTATTTTTAGTAAAATTGACAAAAAAGGAGGCGATCATATGGACAACCGCTTTTAATCCGAACCGAAAAGAAATCATCCGAGTATACGTAGGAGTCGTGGAAATATGGGCGATCGAAGAACTGGCACAGGAGTACTTTGTAACACAGGGACGAGTCATCCGGGACGCTATCAAAGTTGCTCTGAAGCACAAAGAAGAGCTATACGAGCTGTTAAAGATGGATACCGAGATTTAAAAAAGGCCAGGACACTTGGAGAAGCCGAAGCAATCGTCCGTGAGATCTACGAAGCCAAAGCAATCATCACAGAGGAGGAGCTAAAATGGCTAAAAGAGTCAAAATGAAGCCCAGGAAAGACCAGAAAGTCTTTTCCAACACCGCAAAGAAAACCAAATCCATCAACATCACGCCAAAAATCATGCGTGGTGGTACGAGACTGTAAAGGAGAAAACATCATGATTCTGGAATACTATGCCATCAAAGACACCAAGGTCGCCTTTATGAATCCGTTTCTGCAGCACAACAAGGCCGAGGCCATCCGATCTTTCCGCAGCGTCCTGGTAGATGAACGCAGCGAAGCAGCCAAGAACCCGGCAGACTATGAACTCTGGTACGTCGGACAGTGGGACGACGCAACGGGCATCATGATGGGCGGACAGCCGCAGTTTATCGAAAACGGAGTGAAGGGGTTAAAAAATGCCGAAAACCGAAGTGCACATCTGGAGTCGATTTGATCGACCCGACACGATCGCAGCACCTGAAGGTACCAGCACAGAGCCGAAATACATGGAAGCGATCGACGAAAACGGACACAGAACACTGGAACAGACCGGAGAAACCGACACTTACGCCATGATCCAAGCAAGTCTCGAAGAAACCAAAATCGAAAACATCATCCGAAGAGCCACGCTGGGCGATCCGACCGCACTCACGCAAACCATGGGCGCATACGTGGACACGACCGACATGCCAACAAGTCTGGCCGAAATGCAGAACGCCATTATCACGATCGAAAACGAGTTCAACAAACTGCCTCTCGAAACACGCTTAAAATTTAACCAAAGTCCGGAAAAATATATCTCTATGTACGGCACAGAAGAATGGGCCAAAATCATGGGATATGAAAAAATTCAGCAGAATGCACAAAAAACAACGACGAATTCGCACGACGAGGATCTGCAGAAAGGAGAAAATAAAGAATGAACCGCAATTCCGAAAGCCATTTCGCACAGATTCCGCATGCAGACATCAGCCGATCAAAGTTCTATCGGAACTCAGACCACAAAACAACATTCAACGCCGGACAGCTCATCCCAATCTACTGTGATGAAGTCTTACCGGGAGACACTCACCAGATGGACATGAGCGCACTGATCCGCATGAGCACACCGATCTTTCCGACCATGGACAATCTGTTCTGTGATTTTTACTTCTTCTTCGTGCCAAACCGTCTGGTGTGGAACCACTGGAAAGAATTCATGGGCGAAAACACAGAAAGTTACTGGACGCAACCGACAGAATACCAAGTACCAATCATTGACACAGAAACAGATAAAAACAAAAACGAAAACTTAAAAGGAACCCAAACAGGCACCACACTCGACTACTTCGGTATACCGACAGGGATAGACGGACTAAAAATCAACGCACTACCTCAACGAGCATACCAGCTCATCTGGAACGAGTGGTTTAGAGACCAAAATATACAGCAGCCCTGCGAAATACCACTTGACGAAACAACCGTAAAGCTAAAAAGCACCGAATATGAAAAACACAACTCAAAAGAAGCATACGATTATTTTAAAAAAAATTACGTAACAAAAGCAAAAGAGGGTTATGCACCTCTTCCGGTCAACAAGTACCACGACTACTTCACGTCCTGTCTGCCGCAGCCACAGAAAGGCACAGCCGTACTGCTGCCGATAAGCGGAAACGCACCAATCAGGTCATACATCGACGAAAATATGACACAGCAAGCAGTCGCAATCGGAAAATCACCTAATTACTACTCACCATGGACATGGGGAGGCACAGAAGCAGAGCTAACACAGACCTACGACCTTAAAGAACCGCCTAATTTCTTCCAGAGCAGAATGCTGGGAAAAGCCAAAGAGGGCTACGAATTCGTAACACAAGAAAACAAAAACCCAACTAAAACAGCTTATATCGGCGCAGACCTGAGCGCAGTCACAGGCGCAACAATCAACCAGCTCCGTCAAGCATTCCAGATTCAAAAACTTTTGGAACGGGATGCACGAGGCGGAACCAGATACACCGAAATTCTGAAAGCACACTTCAACGTAACATCTCCAGATTCTCGCCAGCAACGACCGGAATACCTAGGCGGATACCGAATGCCGATCAACATCACGCAGGTGGTGCAGAACAGTGAAACCACGGCAACCAGTCCGCAGGGCAACACCGCAGCATTTTCAGTCAGCGGCATGAATAAGAGCATGTTCACAAAGAGCTTTACCGAGCACGGATACATCATCGGACTGGCAGCGGTCAGAACCGAACACACGTATCAACAGGGCATTGAGCGCATGTGGAGCCGTAAAGGCCGCTATGACTTCTACTGGCCGGAACTTGCGAACATCGGAGAACAGGCAGTCCTAAACAAGGAAATCTATGCACAGGGCACGGACGCAGATGAAGAGGCATTCGGCTACCAAGAGGCATGGGCCGATTATCGGTACAAGCCGAGCCGAGTGTCTGGCGATATGCGTTCAAACTATAAACAAACGCTGGACAGCTGGCACTATGCCGACTACTACGCCGAACAGCCGAAACTGTCAAGTCAATGGATGATGGAGACCATGAACAACATCGACCGCACGCTTGCAGTACAGTCGAGCGTAGAAGACCAGTTTATCGCAGACTTCTATTTCAAAGCACAGACCACGAGACCGATGCCTGTTTACAGTGTGCCGGGCCTTATCGACCATCACTAATCGCCACAGAGGCGGCTCAGAGGCTCTCTGAGCCGCTTTTCTTATCAGGAGGTAAACTATATGGGACTCTTAGGAAAAATCGCCGGAGCGGTGATTCCAAGCGTTGTAAACTGGGGATTAGGGCAAATCTTCGGAGGAGGAGCCAACAGCACAACCCAAGGAGCCAGTCAAAGCCAAGGCGGAAGCACCACGGAAAGCCAGAGCGGAACAAACGACCAGTTTAACGCAGAGCAAGCACAGCTCAACCGGGACTATCAGACCATGAGCCAGGCGATCCAGGGCAACTACAACATGAAAAGCATGCTCATGAGTATGGGCTACAACACCATGGGCGCCATCATGCAGGGCGTGTACAACGGAATCAGCCAAAAAGCAGCCATGAACTACAACAGCGCTGAGGCAGCAGCAAACAGAGCTTGGCAGACCGAAATGAGCAACACAGCCTATCAGAGAGCTGTACAGGACTTGAAAGCAGCAGGCCTTAACCCGATCTTAGCAGCACTCCACGGGGGAGCCGTCACAGGCTCAGGAGCATACGGCAGCTCAGGAGCCAGCACGATCGGAGCACCGAGCGCCAGTGCAGCAAGCATCTCAGCCATGCCAGGCACGTCAACACCATCAAGCCAATGGAGCTGGTCAAAGGGCGAAAGCTGGAACCAGAGCACAGCCTATAACATGGGCGAATCCATTATGCGATACTACGCAGACCCGAACACCAGCGCAAAGAACCTCAAAGAGACAGGAGACAAAGTTGTAAAAGCCGGCAAAGAGGCAGGCGAGCAGATCCAAAAAGCACTCGAACCAGCCAGAAAGTGGACAGACAACATTGGACTCACTGCACCAGAGGGAGGAGCAAAAGCAGCCTGGGAGAGCAGGCAGAAACATAGAAAATAATTGACATACATCAAGAACAGGTGTATAATCACTCTTAGGAGGTGTATGTTATGAAATGCACAGTCAGAAGAATCAACGTGAATCTCACAGAGAAAGAAAACAAAGCACTCAAACAGACGGCAAAAGCCATGGGAGAAAAGGAAAGTGAGATCGTACGCAAAGCAATCATGAGTTTTACCAGTTCTGTTAAAGATTTACAGGGAAATATTGGTCAGTAAATAGGAACCGTTAGCGGCATCGCTGTCACCTAGCCCCCTTACATCAAGTAAGGCTCGGGGGCTAGGTGCCAGGGGGAGGAGGTGAAGACCGATTTGGGCTGCAAATTTCCAATTGTGCAAGACACAATGACAGGCAGATTTTTGAAAGAATACGAAGGACATCTATACTACAAGTGGAACGATTTCAATGGAACATCGCCAAAAGCAATCATCACTGACGCACGTTACCGACTCATTCCGTGCGGTAGGTGTACCGAGTGCCGATTAGCATACTCGAGAGAGTGGGCAAACCGATGCGTTCTCGAGTCGCTCATGTACAAGTCAAACTGGTTCGTAACACTGACCTACAACCCTGAACAGATTCCAACACTAAGGCTTGACACAGGAGAACTGTACAGAGGAGGTGTACAAGAAGTTCAAAATGGCAAAGTGCTGGTGTCTAACACGCTGTTCCATGACGACGTGCAGAAATTCCTCAAAAGACTGAGATTCCACCTTGCAAAAGCTAGAGAACCAGAAATCCGATACTACATGTGTGGAGAGTATGGCAGCACGACACAACGACCACACTACCACATGATCATCTACAATCTGAGCGTGCCGGATCTCGAATTCTACAAGCTCAACGAACTACATCAACCATACTTCCAAAGCAAATGGCTTGAGGACATCTGGGGACACGGATTCATAACACTCGGAGAGGTAAACTGGAACACATGTGCTTACGTGGCAAGATACATCATGAAAAAAGTGAAAGGAGATAAAGCAGAAGAATTTTATAAAAGCATCGGAAAAACACCAGAATATACAAGAATGAGTTTAAAACCAGGAATAGGAGAAAAATACTATGAACTGAATAAAGAACAGATCTATAAATTTGATCAAATTATTATCCCAGGAAAACAAGCAAAAAAAGTACAACCGTCAAAATATTTCGACAAGCTGTATGATATAGAAAATCCAGAAAGGATGCAGGAAATCAAAAAAGCACGTGAAAAAAATGCACGCCTTGCTCAGCAGCTCAAGTTAAGCAAAACCACAAAGGAACTGTGGGAACAGCTTAAAATAGAGCACGAAGCCAAACAAGACGCTTACAAAAAACTGATAAGACCGCTAGAATAGCTGAATAAGGGCGCAACACGGAATCTGACCTCCACGTTGCGCCCTGCTTTTCATCGGCACCCAGTGCCGAGCGCAGGGCCTACAGATAAAATAACATAAAGTGATGTATATTTCAAGAAAACAATTGACATACATCAAATAA